AGACAGTTGTTAACGAATACCCGGCGGGATTATCTACCATTTATTATTCTTCGGCCTCTTTGGGTTTGATCCAGTATTTCTGAATGTAACTTGTAACATTGCCACTATTCAAAGCATCTTTCAGCTCTGTTTGGCGTTGCGATGCTACAGGAGCATTAGACCTACCACGACCATCACCCTCGATGGCGCGCTCCTTTAGTAATTTTTTAACTTCACGTTCTTTTTGAACTAATTTATCCTGTTGCGGATTGACAGCATTGACGGGTTTGATGCCTAATCTTGCCGCAATTAACTCAGCAGCTATCGCAAAGTCTTCAGGTTCACGCCTATCAGCCGATCTTGAATTAAACGCCGCTAATACCTGTTGGGTAAAAACATTGTTAGGATCTCTTAGCTGCGGGAAATTAGTCAATGCCCACGTCTCAGCACTTTGACGACGAGCATCTTCTTGCTGTTTGCGTGTGGACTGTGTAATCTCATGACGAACAGTTTCGGCAATTTCCTTTTTCTGCAACTCTAAGATTTTTGATTCATAATAAGCAGCGTTACCGGGATCTTTCAGTTTTGCCTGAAGATAATCGTTAATGCTGTATTCCGGCTGTGTCGGCCTTGTTTCCTGTACCTTCTGCGCTGTTTGCTGTGCAGCTTCCTGGATCATCTGAGGTATAGACCTCTCGATATTTTGGAGTTTGCGCTGAGTCTCCAAATAACGATTCTTCCAACTTACTCCGTCTGGTCCAATCTCATCATTTACGCCATTTGTTTGCGATCCCTGGGAAGGATCTGATCCATCGTTCTGCGGTTCAGTGGTTACGCCACCATCCGTGTTTTGGTCGATGATTACGTCATCAGTCGTATTTTGGTCTAACATACTTCTCCTTCGTGATTACGTCACGACTCGTTCTGTTTGTTTGTCTGTTTCTTGGTCTTGTAGCGATAGGTGTTGTACTGCCCTACCGTTGCAACCTTTTCCAAGAGTTCGGGATGAGGAAGTGCTGGCCCACCCGCAATAGCTTTATATTCTTTAGGAGTCCAATAAAACTCTGCTTTATCTCTGGCAATATGTCCGTTGGTTACTCCATAAGCAATTTGCATAGATTTCTTCCAGGCATACTTCTCAGCATCGGTCTTAAAATCACCCTTCAAAGCCTGTTTATATGGCTGGTTCATACCACTAACAGCATCAAATCGTTTATAGAGATGTGTGTCCCAATCTTGATGTTTCCATTCACCACGACCAAACGTATTGTTTGCGGCAGAGGCAGCCATAGTCATATACTGCGCCTGAAGATCACGATCTTTAACACCGGCGAACTCACCATAAAGTGTCTGTGCTAAATGAAGAACTTTTGCGTCATCGGCATTTGTCGCCTGTAAATTGCTTGGTGCCGTGTACTGCATAACTGGTGCATCTGCGATTGTTTGTCCTGGCGTACTACCCATCTTGATTTTCCTCTTGGCTCTGATCAACGTCAGTAGTCTGTATTAAATCTGGATTTTCTTTAGCGATAAGATCCATCCCAACTTCGTGCAATCTTGCTTCGTATAATTGTTGAAGCTGTAAGATTGTCCTGTTAGCTAACTGCTGTGATCTTGCAGCTTTTAATTCATCTGAACCGTCGGGATAATCAAACCAAGACATTGATATGGTTTCAAAATTAGCCCTAGCATCACGCATGATAATTTCCCATGCGCGAGATTTCATCATGCTTACAACTTCGCTACAATCACTAAGTAGTTGCTCTTGGCTTTGGTTCACTTATTTTTTCGCTTTCTGTTTCTGCTTCGATCTTAGCTATGTTTGCTCTGTGTTCTCGACGATCACTAATGGCTTTATCAATATTGCCAGGTATATCAGGTTGGATGCCCATTCTCTGCTTAATCTGCATCTGTTCCATAGGAGTCATATCTTCCATGGCCAGATTGATCTTAGGTAGCGGAGGCGGTGGTGGAGGAGCAGGTGGAGAAACATAAAGGTCGGGATTCTCTCCCATCTGTTGATAGAAGTTACGATTAGCGTTATAAACATTCATTGGCGTCGTGATACCCATTTGCAACGAAACAGGGTCATTAACCATTTGCTTAATCGTTACAGCTCTTTGTATTCTTAATTCGGGATTGGTGTTTGAGTCATTACCTTTAAGAGTAATAATGTGCCCCTGAATTTCTTCTTTGGTTAATTTGATCGTCTCAAACTGTCCATTAGCATCTGGCCCAAAATAATTAAACTCTACAGAGTCATCGCCATGCTTACACCATAGAGCAAATACCTTCTGCACAAAATCATTAAAGCCATTCATAACCATTTCGGCTTCGATGTTAGAAGACGGCATGGAGTTATTAACTTGTTGCTCAACTTCTGTGCCGGTACGTGGCTGTCTCTTATTGATCTGTGACTGAAGCGTGAAGTTTACCTCACCGAGCAATTCTTCTGTCTCGGCGTTTAACATCATCATTTCATCTTTATAAGAATACTCAGCGTTCAGATTAGTGTTATTCATCATCTGAAATGCTTCTGAGAACGGAACACCTGCTGGTACTGGAATACCCTTGTTTGGCTTTAATTTAATGTTCGGGTTAACGATCCCAACACGATACATAAAGATAGGTGCGTTGCGTGACGTCTGTGAGTCAATACGTTGATTCTTTTGTGTGTCAATCTCTTTAGCAATATCAGTGATTATTTCTGGAATACCGCGGGAAGAGTACCACCGGTCATCAATAATTTCGTTGTTGATTCTTGAGAATGGGTCTTCCCCGTCGATACCATCAGCAGAGATACGGCGGCAAACAACATTAAAATCAGGACAAATAGTAATGATGCACTTGCGAGGCTCCAAATCATCCGCATTTAATTTCTCCCATGTATAAAGTTCTTGAATACGAATATCGCCAGAAGCTTGCCAACGCTGAATCCCTTCGCGCGTATCCTTTGTCTGTTCCTTCATAAAATTTGGATCGGCTACAGCTCTATCTAAAAGATCATTAACAACATTGATATTCTTATATCCGCGGGAAGTTCTTGTCTTAAAGACACGATAGGGAATAATCATATCGTGACATTTCCACTCGCAATCTCTGGGATCTAGTGGTGATTCCGGCGGGACAATAATACGTTCGATGTCTGGAACAACAACGTCAGGTGCGTTATAGATAATGTCCTGTACGTCAATAGTGACTTCATCAGCGCCCTGGTAAAGCTTGACAATAGCATCCTCGATAGCCTTCTCATTCTCGTCAGCAATCATGGGATTCATGTCGATGTCTAAACGCTTGATGATCTCTTCTTTAATCCAGTCTGGATCGGTGCCGTGAGAAAACATCATGGCAGCATCTTCTACAGACATGTCATCTATGCCAAATGTCTCATAGCGTTTTGTAATATCAATGCGCCAGAAGCTCTTTAAGACAGAGAAACCACCCTCTAACATCTTGTCTAAAGCAATAAGAAACTTCGGATAGACATTCATAATGTCCATCAAAAGATGGTCAACGAATTTCTCAATCTTCTTAGCGCGTTCAGGATTGCCTGATGGTGGTGGAACGGCTTGTACGATAGGTCTAATACCGAAAATACGATTAGCTAGTTTGGCTTTCTTCTTACGGATATGGCGCTCAATAGTCGGCATCTTTAGATTAGAGCATCCCTCGTAAGGAAACACTTTCTTCTTCTTGACGCACATTCTCTGCTTGTGCCACTGATCCTGTTTACTGCGCCACTCAGAAGTTCCGTCAAGAGCTAATTGAATAAGCGATTTGTACTTAGTGAGTAATTGCTCATCATTAAGGTATTCATCACCAGTCAAAGGAGCTGACGCCTGTGAGGTTGCTGGGTTTAATTTGTCGTAACCGACATTTTGCGGATATATTGCCATTTACTAATCACCGTACCCGGTGTCTCCGGTCTCTATGGATGCTGTTTCTAATTGCCAGTCACCTAACGTGGTGGCCATGTTCTCAACTTCAAGGTATGAATAATGTGGTTCGATCAACTGCTCTGCGCCCGACATAGCATCTATGATGTCGTCGTGGAGTGATCCGTTCCTAAATGTAAGAAGCTCTGCAATCGCTTCCGTATGTGTTGCGTGTACGTAATATGTTCCATTCTCGAAATGAGGCTGAAGAGTTCTAATGATCCGTTCATGCTTATTTCGGATGGACGAACCAGTTTGAGCGTCTCGGACAATGTACTTAATCTCCGTGAGAGGCGGAAAAACCCCTCGCTTTCTGGCTCGTTCTTCAAATGATCTGTAAAAATCTGACTCTCTGCCGCCGGGTGCTCCGACTTTAATACACTTATGCTTGTATTTGACATAAAGGTTTATACATCCTTCCATATATTCACCCAACGGTAAGTGGGTACGGATGTACTCCAAGAGGTATCTATTGCCTTTGGAGTCAACCGCAATAGCTACCGCAACCTTATAGTCGCTTTTCTCGTTCTCTGTATATGCCGGGTCAAGAGTTATATAAACTCCGAACTCGCTTGGCAACTCTGTCCAGTGCCTAATGTTTTCCTGATTGATGGGGCTTGTGTTATCGCTGATGGGATCGTTCAAGTATTCTGATGCGAAGGCTGTTGAACCAATGGCTGCTTTACGCTTCTGTAACTTATCGTGATCCCACATTTCAGCCCAAAGCTCATTACCAGCCTTCATGCGGCGAACATCTGTGGATTTGGCGTCTTTATAAGCCCTGTATTCTCTCTTTGCCCAGCCATTGTCCTGATTTGTTAATATATCTTTGAGATAGCAAAGAGGATGAATAATAGTCCCAATGATGACGCAAATAGATTCAGGTAATAATTTGGGGATAATTTCTTTATTGACCTTATCCCTTAACTTGGATCTTTGGTCTTCTGATAATACCGATTCATTGCTCTCAACGTCATCCAGAATGACAACTCCACGACGCCCACCGCGAAGCTGACCATTGACACCAACACCTTCAAAGGCAATGCCATTTTTTAACTTAAAGTAAGAGGCTGACCACTGATCTGTCTTCTGTGCCCCGAACAACTTTATTAAACGCTTATTGGTCTCAAACTCAGCCCTGATGGGCGTCATTATTTCCCGAACAACGAAATCCTCAGAAGCGGAGATAATAGATATGTCGCCGTACTGCCGGAAACAGGCGGCCCATACAGGATAGATTTTAGAACAGACTGTGGATTTGGCGAAACCTCTAGGGGCCGACACTGCCAGTAATTGCTCAACTCGTAAAAGATCATATATTTCTTTGTGAAATGCTGGTGACTTGGAGCTTAACCAGTGCGGAAAGATGTCTTGAGCGAAATCTTGGATGTTAAGGTAATAGTGCTCAAGGAGCTTTTCTTTGTCTTGTCTGGTTATGACTTCCATAAATTCTCGACAGAGGTTGCGGGGGTTGGAGTTGAACCAACGGCCTAAAGATTATGAGTCTTTCGCTCTACCACTGAGCTACCCCGCTCTCAGTGTGACTAGCACATCTTTTTCTTTAAATGGGATGTCTTTACCGCTTTACCGCCAACTGATTTGTGACTAGCCTTCTTTGCTTTCGCTTTGCCTGGTTTTGCCATACGCTTCTATCCACTCCTTATATCTTCACCTTGCTGCGGTGTTTAACCATGCCCTTTGGGACTGTCGTAAAAGGATCTTGTAACTCCCCGCTTATGCCATCATAAAAGTGTGATACGTGTATAAATTCTTTGTCTTCCTTAACAACCATCCCAACCGTCAATGTCAGCGTATTCTGACCCTTCTCATTCTCCGGGCTTCCTTCTGTTGTCACATAAGCGTCTTGCCACCAGATAAGGTCTACATGTTTAATTGGCGTTGG